ATAGGCTATACATAGGCTATCGATAGCCTATCCTTTAGATTGATAATTGTTGTTAATCTTAGCTGCAATTTTCATACGCTTGGCTCTCGTGGCATCCATCAAGCTCCACAAAATGCCCTCAATAAACATCAAGAACATCATGTACTTGTAGAGCCACTTGCCTTTGCGTGAGTGGCGTATGTAGTTGCTAGTGCGACGAATATGCTCATCATCCACACTCCAAGACTTGTTTTGCTTTTGGTCGCTTGCTTTGGCGACTACGCGCTCCTCACTCATAGCAGTATCTTTTTTACATGCTGGCATTGCACATCAAAGTGCGCGTACAGTTCGACACCTGCCTTTGCCAGTTTCTTGCCAAAATCCACATCCTCACCAACATCCATGAGCCCACGCTCATTGAAATGAAACTGAAACCATGGAGCTTTGACCTTTTCCTCCACTACGTGGCGTTTAATGAGCAAACAGCCACCACCACACGACATGATTTTGCCCACTCCACGACCCTTTGCCTCAATGAGTTCACCATCTTTGCGTATCTCACTGAAAACATTATTGCGCTTCTTGAGTGCTCCCTCATCATTGTCGTACCACTCTGATGGATACAAGCCACTGATGACATCCTTGTCTGCCTCAAGTAGCTTACCGAGTGCATCTACTGGTGGCACAACGTCATCATCAAGGAATAGCAAATGTGTGTCGTCAGTATCCAAGAATTGGCTCACACAGTAGTTTCTGGCACTATCATGAGGAATATGCCCTATTGGGGCAATAATCGTCACCTGTGCCCAGTTTTCGGGCATTGCCTGCCACCTCAAGAGCTTCATCACAAGGCGAGTATCTATCTCACCAAGGTTTGGCACTGCAATCATCACTCGTGGTTTTTCTTGTAGTGTACTCATAGCGTTGATACGTTTACTGTGCCGTTAGTGATATGATGCTCGACGATGACATACTCCTCCTGTGGCTTGCCGTGGCTTTTCACTGCCACCTCTGCAAACTTGCGGATGTGTGGTGCCTTGACCACTCTTTGTGAAAATACATTGGTCGGCTTGTGTACCACCACTACCAACACATCAGCGTTGGCAAGCTGTGGTATCACGTTCTTTTCAATATGTTCCTTGGCTTTGAGAGTGGCTTCGTCAGTCTCTTTGACATCCAACATGTTCACTTGGATGTTTACGTCCTTGCGACCATCCTCGTGAGTGGTCTTGGTGATGACCTTGCCATCTGGTGTGTGTAGTGGGTACTCCTTTCTTTTTTGTACTAAAAGGCGACGTAGTTCTGATATTGACCTCGTCTCTGGGTTTTCAATACCTGCGTGCCGTGCTTCGTATATTAGTTGCTCTTTGTTTTCCATAGCGATTTTTATGCTCTTGCGAGCGGTTATTTGACCTCGTGGTCATTGATAATGGTCTTTGCCCACTCCAAGAGCTTCTCAAACTCTTGAGACTGATGCTCCTCACTGGCATTGACTGGCACCAGTGTGCCGTTTACATAGTCAGTACCATTGAGAGTGAACTTGATGACAATCTTGTTGTCCTGCTTGTTGTGTTTGATGCGGTCAGAGAATATCTCGACCCCTTTGTATTTTCCTGTCTCCTTGATTTCTTGTGTACTCATGGCTATTTTTTATTAAAAAAGTTTTGTAATCGCTCCTTTTCTGCTGCCAGCTCCTCATCGCTCATGTTCTTGATGTCGGACATGACGTGTTGGTGCTGAACAGTATCGACTGTGCGCTTCTTGAGCTTGTTGTATTCTTGAATAGCTCTGATTTTCGGGTTGAACTCGGCATCTTGTGTGATGAGTTTCTCGAGCTGCTTGTCCACGAAAGCATCATTGAGCCCTCGACCCTCAAAGACTTCATTGATGCGGTTGAGTATCTTTGGGTTTTTGAGTAGCTCATGGGCTCTGAAACGACAAGTCTCATAGCTCGTCATGCCCTTACCCTTACCCACTTTGACGTTGTACGCCTCAATGTAGCTCTGCACACCATTGCCAAAGAACTCCTCAACACTGGCATATAGCTCGCAAAAGCGTGTCTGTTGAGGTGTGAATGTGTAGCCCTTTTTCCCTTTGTCCTCTGGTGGTTTTTCTGGCGCATCAGCATGTTTGGCACGTAGGTGGTTTTTCAAGCCAGCAACATTTTTGCAGATGATGGCACAGTGAGGACAATCAAAGCTCTTGGTCTCTTTCTTGTCGGCTACTTTCTTTTTTGATTTGGGCGATTTTTTGGGCATAGTAATTGTTTTATAGTATAGCACTTTTGTGCAAGCGGTTGTATCAGTTGCATGTGGATAATCCGCACAATGAGTGGCTTCTTTGCCCACTCTTTTTGTTTTTCCATTTCTGCGTAGGCTTTTTTCTGCGCTTCGAGTGAGAGCACATACTTGCGTTGCTTCACTGCCTTTCTATCGAGATGAGCCTTTCTGCGAGCAGTGGCATCAATCTCTTTCTGCTTGTGGGTAAAGTTCATGCGGTCATCGTGGCGGTGGTAGTTATATTTCCACCTGCCCTTGATGTGCTTTTCAAATGACTGGCGGTCAGTGGTATGAAACTTCACAAAGTACGAGCCATTTGGCGTGATGTCGCAATGCTCTAGGATGTAATCCCACACTGCGTCCTTGTATGTTTCAAGTTGTTCATCACGTTTTTGCATTAGTCTGATTTGTTAGGTTTTGTTGATAGGCTATCGATAGGGTATCCATAGGCTATACGATTGATTTGAGTATATGCTTTATAACCTCAACATGAAACGCATTGCCAATAGCTCCACCTCTTTTTTCTTTCTGTGAAATGTCTTTGGTGTATCCGTGTGGCAGTCCCTGCAGTGCCTCAAGCTCTTGGTAGTCCAATACTCCCACTCTCCCATCATCAAAAAGGATATTTGCTTTTGTTATGGTGCGCGCTGTTGGAATGGTTGGAAACTTGCCATGTATTGAATAGGCTCTGTCTTGTTGGCTGAAATATCCCTTGCCACTCTTGTCCCACTTGATACCTCTTGCTGTTTTCACTGGGTTTTCTACCTCGATATACTTTCTCTCAATGTTTGGGATGAGAATGTCTTTGATGACAATGCCTCTGTCCTCTGGTTGAGCCATCTCAAAGCCTTTGTATATGCCACTGTCTAGGATGCCCACCCAGAAATACCTTTTGCGCTGTTGGGCTGATACCAGTGCGCTGTCAATCATGATTGGTGCCACTCCAAGCTCCTCTGTGATGATGTCTCTGTCTGTGTCACTCATGCTTGCCACGTTTTCCAGTATAAAATACTTTGGTCTCACGTCCTTGAGGATGCGTAGATACTCCCAGAAAAGAGCACTGCGTGAGCCCTTGAGCCCCTCTCTCGTCTTTCCTTTGGCTTGGGATAGGTCTTGGCATGGCGAGCCTCCGATGAGTAGGTCAATGTCGTCATGTCCATATCGCTCGAGTGTGTACTTTCTGATAGTAGATACATCCCCAAGTTGAATTGTTTTTGGATGGTTGATTTGTGTCTGTGCAATAACCTCTGGCGCGATTTCGCTTGCAAGATATACCTCAATGGGTACACCGAGCTCTTTCAAAGATTGAGGTTTTTTCTTTTTGTACTCGACCACTCCCACATCAGCCCGATGCAGGTACTTGTATAACCCTATGTTCGTGATGGTGCAAAAATATACTGGCTTGTCGAGCCCCCTCTTGAGTGCGATGAGAAAGTCCAAAAAATAGCCACTCCCTTTGTTCTCACTCCACACGTTTGGCACTTGGTAAAACTTCCCCTTGTCGAATATGTCTGCGTGGATGCTGTATGCACTGCCGATTTGCAGGTCGTCCCCTGCTATCTCTCCAAGGTATGTGCCCACTAGCTTGTCGCCCTTTTTATACTTCTTGAGTTTCAATTTTTCCATGATTGGCGTTGATTTTCTTATAAAGTGCGTGGGTCAGTTCGACATCTGCCATCGCTCTATGCTGTACAAGGTCAAGATTGATACCCTCCTCCTCGCAACAAAGTCCCAGATTGAACTTCACCCCATAGGCGCGGATACTCATGACCCTCTCTGCAAAGTTGATAAAATGCTCCTTTTCCATCTGGCTCATCTCAAGTTTCTTTGCTTTGAAATGAACCGCAGTATCAAACGCAGTACGTCTGATGAGCCCCTCCACTGTGTCTTTCTGGTTGGTGTCCCATCCGAGCAAGTCCGCGGCACTGGTGACTAGAAAAGGGATGTCAAACTTCACGCCATTGTGCGTGACATTTTTCTCACAGTCCTTGAATAGTGGCAAAAACTCATCAAAACACTCCTTTGGGTCTCTACCCTCTGCCTCGATAATCTCTTGCGTGATGCCAGTGATTTCAACGATTTTCTCTGGTATCTCAATGCCGTGATTGAGCACCCAGTGTTTGCGCTCCACCTCATCCCCTCTGATGATAAAGCACCCGATTTCAAGTATCTTTGCCTCTGGTGCGATGAAACCACTGGTCTCCAAGTCCCACACTATGCTGTATGGTTGGCTCTCTCTGCACTCCTCCTCATGCTCTGCATTAAAATCTGTGTCGATTTTTGCTTCGCAGTATTTACATATTTCTATACTCATAAATTGTTTAATTGTTCTTGATTATCTTGGTAATTGCCGACATTTTTGGGCTCGTATAGCCCCGATACCACTTGGTTGAACTTCTCCTTGCCGATGAAAAAGTCACACTTCTGGCATTTGTATCCATCCTTGAGCATATCTCTCACGATTTGTTTGTTGCATTTTGGGCACCTCATGCTCTTGAGGCGTTGCCACATCATCTTTTCGCTCATGATATTAGTTTTCTTTTGTACGTTATTTTCACTGGTAAAATTGCCACGTGACTGCCTGTCTCCTCTCGATTGTAGAAAATGTTGACATCACGCTCAAACTCGATGACCACATGTGTGACCTCGTGCTTGTCTCCATATCGTCCATCCATTGCCACAATCTCTGGCGGTATTATTTTGATTTCTGGTTTTTTCTTGCTCATAGAATTGATGGATGATTTTTGCCAAAGTTTACCCACTCCATTGGGTCACGCTCTCCGACCAGTGAGCGATTTTCTCCAGTGTAGTTTGCGAACACCTCATCAAGTGAGATGTCCAAGTCGGTACGTTCCTCGATGGTGTTTCTGAAAACAGTCACCTCTGATGGCACCCTCTCACCTCGCAGTGCAGCAAAGCCTCTCTTGGTGATGAGCCACCCTGCCTCTCGGTTATGCTTTCCGTCATCTGTTTTCACCTTGGCAATCAGTCCGAGTGTTCTGCATTGAGTGGTACGATGGCGCACACAGTCGTGCAAGTCTTGAGATACCACATGAACTCTGTTTGCCTCTGCCAGTGACTGCCCCTCTTTGAGCCTTTTTTTTACCACATCGCCCATTTCCTTGAGCAGTAGAGCGTTGAAAAAGTCCAGTTTGTGAATGTACTCGGTCATATTCTCGCCACAATTTGGGCACTTGCTTGGGTCATTGATTGCCGTCCACACTTGACCAACATGAGCCCTCAACAGCCCTGCACTCTCAAATGCTTGAGGATTTGTCTCATGCAATTTCACGAGGTACTCCCAGAGCTTCGGTAGTTTTCCTTTGTTGATTTGTTTTTTAGCCATTGTTTTTGGTTGATTTAGCTTTTAATATCCTCTTGTCATCACCTCCGAGATGCACCACGTCGCACATTTCGACTATCCTTGATGCGATGCGGTCTCCGACTTTCTCTGAAAGCTCACCCAGTGAATGATTTGAGGTGAATATAATCGGTAGCATTTCGTTGTACCTCTTGTTGATGATGAGGTAGAACTGCTCGAGCACGTAGTCAGTTGGTCTCTCTGCTCCAATGTCATCAAAGACAAGCACTCCTCGATACTCCATCATCCTATCGTCCCATCTCTTTTTGTCGTATGGTTGTCGGTCAAAGTCTTTTTTCATGTCTGCAAAGAGCTCGGTGGTGTTCAAAAACCATGACTTGAGTGGTATTTCCTGCAGATGTTCAACGATGCCGTACACAATGTGAGTTTTTCCAGTCCCGACAGAGCCATGAATGTAGATGCCCTTTCTGGTTTCTCTCATTTTTTCAACATAGTTTCTGATGTTTTCCGGCACATCATCCCATGTTGCGCTTTCGTAGCGTGGTGGTTTAGAGGTCATATTTGCTTTTCTGTTTAGCGTTGCCAATACCCTTTCGACGCGCCCAAGAGAGGATGGTTGCGTAGTGGCTCTTGTATTTGTAGCCCTTGCTCTCGATGCCAGTGTCGAGCTCCTCAATCATCTCCTCTCGCAATGTCCCCAGTTTATCCCCAAGTTTTTCCCACTCCTCCTTTGTCAGTTTCACCTTTCCAAACTCTCCGTATTTGTCCTTATTTTCTGGGCTTTTTTCAACCTTTTCCTCTTTTTCTTGATAGCCTATCGATAGGCTATCCATAGCCTCTGATTTATGATTTATGATTTCTGATTTAATCTTTAGTATATGAGGCGGAATACTTTTGACGTATTTTTTGATTGATGCCTGCACTTTGAGATTGTTTGCCACGTTCTGGTGAGATGGATATTTTGGAATGATGACCCACCCATCAGCGTAGGCGACTTTCGGGTAGAGCTCCTTGAACAGCTCAACCAAGACAGCCTCCTTGTACTTGGTGTACATCTCAATTTCTCGCATCGGCAATTGGTACATGCCAGAGATTTCTGTGTTTTTGTTGGTGATGAGATACAGGTACAACCTCTGGGCTTTGTCCGACAGGTCAAAAAACCAATCGTCCTCCCATATCACTGTTTTCACCATGCGTGTGGTAGCCATTTTTATGTGTTATGCGTAAAATCCTTGTAATCTTTGCAATCCTCGCTTCGACGGGTCGAGGAATAGCATATCGCCCTTTCCAACCAGCTCCTCTGCACCAGAAAGGTCAAGAACAATCTGGCTGTCAGTCTTGGATGTGGTCATGAAAGCGATGCGTGTTGGTAGGTTTGCTTTGATGAGCCCTGTAACAACGTCCACAGATGGTCTCTGTGTTGCCACAATGAGGTGAATACCTGCAGCTCGTCCCTCTTGGGCTAGTCTTACAATCATGAGCTCTGCCTCACTTGGCTCTCCGCGCTCTTTGGTGAGAATGAGGCTCGCGAACTCATCAATCACCACCACGAGCTTTGGCATCTGCTCCACATTGTCGTGGTTGTAGTCCTCAATGTTTCGATACGAGGCACTTTCGAGCTTGGTGTATCGCTCATCCATCTCGGTCACAAGCCATTTGAGAGCCTTGATTGCCTCTGTGTGCTTGTGAATGATGCGAGAAAGTACGTGAGGATACTCTGCGAACGGCTTGAGCTCCACTCTCTTTGGGTCTATAAGCACCAGATTTAGCTCCTGTGGCGTGTTTTGGTGCAATAACGAGTGAAGTATCACATTGAGCATTACGCTCTTACCAGAGCCCGTAGAGCCTGCAATAAGCAGGTGTGGCATCTCTCGTAGGTCTTTGACCATGGTCTTGCCGTAGACATCCACTCCGATTGGGATATTGAGCGTCCCTGCCTCAAGTCCAGTCCTCTCTGCAGGTGCTCCATCAACAAAGAAATCAATCCTTTGTCTGTTTTCATTTGGCACCTCAATACCCACCTTGTCAGTTCCCATGATAGGTGCCTGCACTCGGATGCTTTTTGCCTCAAGAGCGATAGCAATATCTTTTGCATGTTTCTCGATTGAGCTCATACGAACCCCTCGTGATGGCTTGAGTGTGTACATCACCACACTGGCGTTGTTGTGTGTCTCCTCCATTTTCACTGGGATACCAAACTCCTGCAGTTTCAATCTGATTTTCTCCTCTGGCTCAAGGTTTCTATTCTCGAGCTTTGCAGGCGCACTCTCGTGATATGTTTTTTCAACCACAGCAATATCTGCTTTGGTTTTATGTATCACTTTTGGTGCATCAGCCGTGATGAGATTGTCTCGGTATGAGAGCCACGCATCCTTTCCATCGAACATGTCCGATGTGTTTGGTAGGTAGATGGCATCCTCGCGCATCACGTAGTTGGTACAATCGATATACAATTGGAAAAACGCGGTGAGTTCTTGTCTCACTTCGCTGAAATCCACAGCGTAATACTGGCACTGTGGGTCACCATTTTTGTTTTTCGATAGCTTGGTCTCTCGGTAGAGAATAGCCGCTGGCTCCTCCTGCAGTTCCTCTCGAACAATCAAGAAATTGAAAAAAGCCTGCCTCAATTTGTTTGGGTCAGTCAGCTCATCTGGGTCGGTATAGCTTCTCACAAACTTGTTGTCCTCGATAAACAAAGTACCCTTTGGGTAGGTTTTACCTGCAAAGGTTTCTTTTTTTGTTGAACGCCACACGATGTCGACGTAGCACTTGGCTGGTAGTGGCATTTCTCCTCCCTCCTCGTTGTGTATCACTTTGGTGATGCCCTCCTCAACGTAGATGATGTCCCTGCTTTCCCAGTCTGGGATTTCATCAAAGTAAAAGTTTGCAGCGATAGTATAGTCCTTGACCATTTTCTCTCTGCTCCCTGTTTTTCCGTAGTCAATAGCCACATCAGAGTAGCTATCAAGCACTTTCATCCCCTCCTCGATTGCTCTATCAACACTGGCAACCTCTTTTTTGAGGTAGAGCTCAACAGCTTTGTGAGCTGCTTGTCCTACAACACCCGATGGTGACATCGTGCTGTCGTAGATTTTCAACATGTACTTTTTCTTGAACGCAAGAGGATTGCGCAAGAGTAGTCCCATGGAGCTGTGTGACCAGTGGTCGATTGGCGGTTGTATTTGCTCTGTCATAGTTGAATGATTAAATAAACGAATAATGTATCTATAGCCTATCACTAGGCTATCGCACTATGCAACAGGTTGCATGTGCATAACCTGTGGATTTATTTTTCTTGAGCCATTTTCTCATACTGTCCCCAGTAGAGTGACCATGTTTGTTTGATTAGTTTGAGGTTTTCTGGGTCAGCACGGCGAGCCAGTGCAGCGAGTTGTTGCACAAAGCTCCCACCATACTTTTCCATTGCCTCTACTGTCGCGTAGTCTTGTTCGTTCATGATTTTTTCTTTGATTTAGGTTTGTAATAGTAGAGCCAACCCATGCGGATGAAACCGACGATTGCTCTGGCTTGCATGTTTTGGAGCCATGCACCTGCAACAGGGCGACCCCATCGTGAGTGCCATACAGATTTGCCCTTGTCAGCAAGTTCGCATACCTGCCTCACTCTGGTGATTGGTTTCCCTATCTCACCATAAAATACTGATGCTTTAGTTTGTTTCTTTTTCATCTATTTTTTCACCTGTTACCTCAACAATAGTGCCGTCTGGTTTTCGCACAATGCCGTGAGCAGATGCAAGATGTTTTGTCATACCTGCAACAGATTTGGTGATTTTCCCACACTTTCTGCATCCAGTACCAAGAGCCACTGCTTTCTCAAGCTCATTGGTTTCATCAGCTTCGACCTGCACATCCTCCTCGCTGTCAGTCTCGTCAAGAGCTTCATCGAGAGGCTTGCGCTTGCTGTATGTGCCGTCAGCGATTTCACCTTTCACGCGTCCTGCCTCCTCTTTGTTGTGAAAGCGTCCACCCTCATCAACGACCTCAACCTCCATATCCTCCTTGATGCCGATACCTCTCAAAGCATCTGGTGCAATAAACTTTGCAGTCATACCGAGCACACGCCACTTGAGCATGTTCTCTGGGTATTTCTTGTAGATTGGGTTTGATGTGTAGCCTCGCTCCACAGCTTCTGCCATGGTGAATGTCTGCGTCATGCTGTCACCATTATCTCCTCGAGTGATGGTCACAGTCGCCTCGTTCTTATCGCACTTGCCCCACTTGATTGAGTGACCTGCTCTCATGATTTGCATTGGCACAGCCTCGCCATACATAGCGACCTTGCCGTTCACAAAGTAGAGAGAGTTCAAAGCCTCAATTGGTTGCAAGCCGATTTCACGTCCTGCCTGTAGTACCACCACCATCTTTTGAACAGTGTCGATACCCTTTGGCAATACTCCTCCGTTTTTTAATGTCGCTGCGATTGTGTTCAAAGTGTTCCACTCCGCTTGGGTTGGAAACTTTGGAAACACCTGCCCTACTGGCACCATTTCTTTTTTCTCTGATGCGTTCTCCACAGGTGTATTGTTTTGCTCTGGTGTATTTTCCATGTTTTTTGTTCTATAATGATTGAGTAAAGTTTTTGGCTTAAAAAGTACCACCGACGTGTGGTGCTTTTTATTTGTCCCAGCATCGACAATGGTCATCATCACAGTCTGTGCCAAAGCACACATTTGGATGAGTTCCAGTTCTCTCTGCCTCCTCTGCGAGCTCTTTTTGATACTCCCGAGCTGCTTCAAAGAGACACTGCAAGCCATTTTTTCCTTTTGGAATTGTGGTTTGCGCCTCTCGTAACTCCTCGCTCGGGATAGCATTGATGTACTTGTATTTTCTCAAGAGTTCTAGGTGATTGAGTGGTTTTATTTGCGTGTTGTTCATAAGTCTATTTTTTCTTATCTTTCACCTCGTCCCATCGCTTTTTTGCGATTGCGCGGAAGTGGGGTTTGCCGTGCTTCTTGAGGGTAGCGAGCCCTCCTTTTTTTGCGAGGTCACTTGCCGTCAAGCGTTTTGTCTTTTTCGTTTTCATTGTTAGATTGCTGCGTTAATGCACTGGTGTGCCCATATCAGCCAGCTACTCACCTTGTATGCAAGCATGAAAGCTGCAACGATGATGGTGAAAAAGCCGACCAATTTGTACATATTCTTATAATCTCTGTAGTCGCGCATGTTGGTGTAAAGTTTTTGGTTTATAATGATTTTCGACCTTTGAGATTGGCTGGCGGTGTGAGGTGAGTGGAGCGTCAGTCAGTGTCTCCTTTTTATTTTTGACTATCAATTTGTTTTTCACCTGCACACCATCAACCAACCTCTGTGAGAGACTATACTATGCAACTGGTTGCATTGCAACTGGTTGCATGTGGATAAGTCTGTGAATAGCAAAATATGATACAATTACTGCATGAAATCAAGGATGTCACTCAAGGAATATATGGCTATAGCACCACAAAAAAGCTCCCGATACAACAAGTATGGTGCCAAAAAAACCGAGTACAACGGCATCACTTTTGACAGTAAAGCAGAGGCTCATCGTGCCTATGAACTCGACATGCTCAAGCACTCTGGTGAGGTCACCAAGGTGGAATACCAGCCCTCTTTTGATTGCATCGTAAACGGCAAGAAAATCTGCAAGTACATTGCCGACTTCAAAGTCACATACGCTGATGGTCATGTTGAGTACGAGGACACAAAAGGTTTCAAGACACCTGTGTATAAAATCAAGAAAAAGCTAGTTGAGGCACTGTTTGATATTGAAATAATTGAGACATAAAAAAACCCCTGCTCGCGCACAGGGGCTTTTTATTTTGTGAGGCTACTCTGTATCAGAGCTTTCATCGTCAGATGCTTCTGCATCCTCCGCTGCATCGGCTTCTGCTTGCGCTTCTGCCTCTACATTTTCCTCTGGTACTGCGACAGCTTCCTGTTCTGCACCTTGTACCTCCTCGTTTTCGTTACTCATGGTTTTTTGTAGATTAAATTGATAATGATACCAACACGCCCTCTCATTATACAACAGCTTGCATGTAAAAAAATAGAGGGTCTGTGGATTATGCCACAAACCCTCATACGGCTAACCGCCGTGAGTTTCTGCTCAATGAGCAGCTTTTCTGTGTTTGCGTTTTCTCCTCTGTTGGTCTTTACGTTTGCGCGTTTGCATGTGTGGGCAGTTTTTCGCAACACAGCACCCTCGGATTTTCCCCATGTTGGGGTTTTTTCCGATACGGCAATAGTAGTAGAGACTGGGATTGAGCGATACTTTCACTTGCTACCTCCTTTTTTGTTTGGTGAAAACAAAACACCGCCAAAGAACAATGGCGATGCTTGTTGCTTGTCTCTAGTATATCACAATCCTATTTTTGCCTTTTCAACAGCTCCTCGAGCAATTGTTTTTCTGTGAATGTTTTGAGTATCACTGGGTCGTTCTCTGCAGGTGTCTCTGTATCCTCCTCTGGTGGCTCTGGTGTAGGCTCTGGCTCGGCTGGTGGCACGTTGCCGTAGATTTGGTCTATTGCATCAGCCATAGCCTCTGCGACGCTCTGGTAGCCATTTGGTGCCTTTATAGCTGCCATATCCTTGGCATTGGTGATGAAACACACCTCAAGCAAGGTTGCCCACATCTTTGTCTGCCGTATCCAAGCAAGAGAACCGACAGCAGATTGCGTGTCTGGCTTTGCTCCTCGGTCTCTTGTATCAAGACTTTCTGCGACGTGGCGAGAAAGAGTTGCAGCAATTTGCTTGCTCGTCTCACTGGTGCCGTGGAAAGCCTCTGTCCCCCCAACAGAGAGATTTGAGAGATAGTTGAAATGAATATCGATTGCAAGCCCATCATTGAGAGAGGGAGCTTTTTCATTTGCCCAGTCAATCGATTGGGTGAGAGTGAGGTCATCTGGTACCGAGTGTACTTTGTACCCCCTCTTGATGAGAATTGGCACAACCGCATCTCGTACTTTCTTGCACTCATCTCGCTCTACAATGCCGTTGTACACGGCACCACTGTCATTGTTGTGATGACCTGCGTTGATGATGAGTACCTTTTTTGTGTCTGGTAAAATCATAGGTTTTTCTGGCTCTGGCTCTACAGCTGCCTGCAAAGTCACAACGCCTTTAATTGCTAATGGTATTGGGTATGCCCACTCGAGTTGTTTTTCCTCTGGGTCATAGTGGTCAAGAATATGAGTGACCTTTTTCACCTCTGCGTACTGCGCGCATGTTGCGTGTTGCAAAGGCTCATTACATGCTTTGACTGGTGTGTCTTTCGACCAACCAGAGCAAACAGCAGTCCCGATATGGATTGGTGCGTGCTCAAGATGTTTTGCAATCTTGTCTGGGTCTGGTGTGCCGATGACAAGCCACTCGTAGTTTGTTTGAAAAATCTCAAGAGACTTTTTCGCAATCTCGAGCTGTTCTACTGTCACCCTGCTCTTTGAGAGCCAGTCGTTGATATTGTCCACGTCGTTTGGCTCGATGCCCTTGCTCTGTGGAATAACACCAACAGTACGGATGCTTTCCCACACTGCATTGAGTGTGTTGCCGTTTGCTGTGGTGCCCGACATCACTGCTGTGAACCAGTCAGAACAGTTGAACTCATCGTTGATGTCAAAAAATCCAAGGTCACGCAGTTTCTTTTCTACATGCTCTGGGATGAGTTTGTTTTGGTGCATCCAGTTGACCTGTTTCTCAAAAGAATTGAGAGCAGAAAAAGTGGCACAGCTTTGTGTATCGTATTTGAACTTGACCGATTGTAGCTCTTTTTTGAGCTTCACACCTCGCCAGTCACCACCCTTGATGCGTTGCTTGAACTCGATGCCTTTTGCCGTCGCACCAAAAATCCAGTCCTTTGGCTTTGGTGGCTCGACAATCAGTCCAGTGTTTTTGTTTGGGTAGTCTGTCATACCTTATTTTCTGCTACCTTGAAAGTACATTGCGTACACAGTCGATGCTGCGGCGAGGACACCAAGAATGGTCTGCCAGATTTCCATTGAGCTCAATACCCAGATGATACCTCCAAGAACGATTGAGCCTCCAATAGCGATTGCTTTGGTTTGAGAACCCTCAACGCCATACTTGTTTTGCAACCATTGAATACCTGCAGAAAGTGCGGCACCAACGATGGCGATTGATAAAAATGCTTGTACAGTTGTTTCGATTTCCATGTTTTTGTATGTGATTATTTTAATAAAACTATTGCCAACAATGCTTGCTATACACCCAAGGTTTCAAGCCCTGCGTATCGTAGAGATGGTTGGTGTATGTGATGTAGTCATCAAAATCGCTCAAAATATCCAGTCCCATCTCCTCGATGGTACCCGAGTGCGCGTCCATGTTTATCTGGCACATGCCTCGGTCTGCTGAATTGTACCGACCAATGAGCGGTGTCACACCATCCTCCTCATAATGATACACCACTGGCTCGTTGTTTGGATTTCCTGTGGCTTCACACGAACAAACAGGAACCAGTGCGCTCCTTAAACTCGGTGCTTTTGCATTGTCAACCTCGACATCGCGAGCCTCTGCCTTTGGTGGAATGTCTTTGAGCTCCACCTCTGGTATATCAGCCGTTGGTGTCGGGATGAGAAAGGCTGCTATTGCAATTGCTGTGATTATAAGAGCGACCAATACATTGCGTATGAGTGGCTCTGCGTCATCTTGTTTCATAACATTTTTAGTATAACATTTTTACAAGCATGCAACCGCTTGCTTTATCCACATGCCTACACAGGCAACCAAAAATCAACACTTTGAGGCAAGAATATGCTCAAAAAGATTATCAGCCAGAATATCATCTTGAGTGTCAATAGTATTTCATTTTTGATGTCTTTCCAGTCCATACTATTGCCTCAAGAGCTCGTTAAATACCTCACCTGCGACGATGCCACCATCAATGAGTTGTCGACGTAGCTTTGAGAACTCCTCATTGCTCATCTCACTTTCA